AACTGTTAAGAGATATGGTTGAACAACTCTGGACTCTGCTAGGTATGTTTATTGCTTGGGTAGTCCTTGATGGTTCAGCCAAGCAAGTTGTTGGTGTTGCCATCTTTGCAACTCTATTCTTTTGGGCTGTTACATACCCAATTAGAAACCCTATGGATAAGGATGAATGATGGAAACATTTAAGAGTGTAATGATGAGAATCTTTGCTGTGATTGCAGCAGAGTCTCTTGGAGTTATCGGGGCTGGCTCTTTAGTTGGCATTGAAGTATGGCAAGCAGGAGTACTGGCTGGCGCACTTGGCGCTGCACGTGTACTTGAAACCTTAGCCCGCTTCTACCTAGCCGATGGACACCTATCAGCAGCAGAAATCAACGAAGCCTTTGCTAAGGTTGACAAGAAAGCGAATGACTAATGGGACAACGTATGGATTTTATCGCAGTAGCCAAAGGCGAACTGGGAGTAATTGAAGGACCAAAAGAAAACGAGACTAAGTACGGTGCATTCACTAAAGCAAACTTCCTACCTTGGTGTGGGTCATTTGTTAACTGGTGTGCCAACGAAGTTGGATTAAAAATTCCTAACTGTGTATCAACAGTTGTAGGAGCAACAGCATTTATGAAGAAGAACCAATGGGAGAAGGCAGAGGAAGCAGTTCCCCTACCAGGCGATGTTGTGTTCTTTGATTTCCCGAACGATGGAGTTGACCGTATCTCACATATTGGGATTGTAGTCAAAGACAACGCAGACGGAACGGTTACCTGTATTGAAGGCAATACTGCCCCAGATAAGAAGGGTGACCAACGCAACGGCGGGCAAGTATGCCTGAAGGTGCGTGCTTACAAGAAGAAGAATGGCTCAAAGTTGAGAAAGTCTCAGGCTGTAACCATCGTTGGTTTCGGCAAGCCAGTCTTTAAGTCTTAAGGAGAAACCAATGAAAGACAAGTTAACACAGATTGCACTCTCTTATGGTCGTGCAGCATTCGCGGCTGTAATGGCACTATACCTTGCAGGTGAGCATAGCCCAAAGGCTCTACTCGCAGCAGCGGTTGCAGCAGTCGCAGGTCCAGTACTTAAGGCGCTAGATTCAACAGCGCCAGAGTTTGGTCGCGGTTCAAAGTAACCCGCATACGCCTTAGAAGGCGGTTTTAAGACACGTAGCCCCCTGGGTGGTAGGAATTATCCTACCCCTGGGGGGTTATTTGTCATTTACGGCGTGTCGTTTTGGTAGGTCAGGTAAGTGTCTGTGTATACTTAAATTATTAATAGGTAATAATTAATAATATAAGGCGCGGAGCGCCAAGTATAATAATAATTATATATTAATAATCAACTGAATATTAGATAGACTCCTTGATTGAGTCACCTCCTGTCCTCTCAGGGAGTCTATCTAAATAACTACGACAGGAGTTAATGTGTTTAACAACCAACAAATAATTAAACTTAGAGAACTATCTGATGCTGTCTTGCTACTTGATGAGAGTGTCAAGCAACTACGTGAAGAGGTAGATTACCTAGTCGCTATCTTGGATGCGGATGATTAAATTAGATGAGTATGTTCTACCCGAACACATCTCTTACTCCGCCTTCACGACCTACCTTACGTGCGGTTATCAGTATTATCTTGGGCGCTTACTCCAAGTTCCTGAAGAACCTAGTATCTGGTCGGCAGGTGGAAGAGCATTCCATTACGCAGCAGAACTCTGGGATATAGACAATGAGTAACTTACTCTGGGACAAAGCGTGGAAGAAAGAGACTGAAGGTTTAGACCTAACAACTGCACGCCGTGCAGGAAGAGAAAGCAAAGAAAATCCAAACAAAGAAGATGGCGTTTGGTGGAATACAAATGGTTCCAAGTGGGTAGATAACTACATCACTTGGCGCAAGAACAATCCTAACTGGAAAATCTGGACAACTCCACAAGGTGCTCGTGCCATTGAACTGGAGTTGAACCCAATAATTGCAGGTGTACCAGTAAAGATGTTTATAGATAGAATCTTTGAGGTAAATGGACAACTTGTTATCGTTGACTTAAAGACATCACGCACTAGACCAACATCTGATTTGCAACTTGGCTTTTATAAAGTCGGGGTAGAGCAGATGATTGGAGCAGAAGTCAATCTAGGAAACTACTGGATGTCTCGTGAATCGGGGACAGGGGAGATGATTGACCTAAGTAGATATACGCTAGACACGCTTGAGTACTTTGTTGAAGGATTTGATAAAGCACGCAAGGCTGGTATATTTCTACCGAACCTACAATCGTGCAATTTCTGTGGACTCACAGCACATTGCCAATTCACTAAAAAAGGAAACAAATGACAACAGAAAACTGGAAACTACAAGTTAGTTACAAGACATCTGCAGGGGATATGATTAATGTTCGGGCTAATACAGCCGATGAACTATCAGTATTACTTGAAGGTGTATCTGATTACTCAACACAGATTGCAGCAACAGCCAAGATGCTTAACGCTGCTACGGTGGCTGCCCCTTTGGCAACCACTACTTCAACTCCAGACATTCCAGTCTGGGCTACTTCCGCAACCGCCCCGATGCCACCAGCATCCGCTACGGGGGCAGGAATTTCAACCCCGACTTGTATACACGGAGCACGAACATTCCGTCAGGGAGTGAGCAAGACAACGGGGAAGCCTTACGCATTCTGGGCTTGTCCGACCCCAATGGGAACGCCAGACCAATGCAAACCGCAAAACTAATACAGGACGAAATGCTATAAGACTTGGTGGATGGGTAGTCATTCGGGGAAGATGGCTACTCTCCACCAACTTAGACAGGGGATTCAATGAGAACTCTAGTAAGAAGCGTAGGCAGGGCAGACATCGGTGGAGAACCGTTGCCCTCTGTGTTCAAAACATTTGATGCAAACAAAATTATATTTCGTAGAGCAGAAGTCTCTATGCTCGCTGGTACTCCAGGAGTTGGTAAGTCAACACTAGCCTTGGCTTTAGCCTTAAGAATGAAAGTACCTAGCCTATACATATCAGCAGATACCAACGCACACACTATGGCTATGCGCCTTGCTTCTATGATTAGCGGTAAGAACCAGACAGATGTAGAAGCGTTGATGAACTCTGATGCTGGTTGGACTAAGGCTGTACTACACAAAAGCAGTCACGTAGTCTGGTCATTTGAATCTAGTCCTACCTTGCAAGACATTGATGAAGAAGTCCAAGCCTTTGAGGAACTGTGGGGCTGTCCACCTGTGGCTATCTTTGTTGATAACCTAATGGATATAGCAACCGATGGTGGAGAAGAGTTCGCATCTATGCGTGCGATTATGAAGGAGTTGAAGTACCTTGCTCGTGCCACCAATGCTGCAGTTATTATTCTTCATCATACTAGTGAGGCAGTTATGGGTAACCCTTGCCAACCAAGGTCGTCACTACAAGGCAAAGTCGCTCAGTTACCTGCTCTTATTTGCACTCTTGGCGTGGTCGGGACTTCAATGGCAGTTGCACCAGTAAAGAATAGATATGGGCGTGCCGATGCCAACGCAAATCTTAATTGTTGGCTATCATTTAACCCTGAGTATATGTTTATGGATGACATACCAGAGAATGGATAAGAGATGCTAAGAGAAGAAGAAGACGATATGACGCAAGAGATGCGTCTACTTGTAATGCAAAAGGTTAATGAAGAGTTGCTAACCTTTATTACTAAGATAGAAGAAGCCAAGCCACCTGTTGCAGATGAGTGGACTGAAGGCGTTAACGTTGGTATGAACTGGGCTATACGTATTCTCCGCAAGGACAAGAGCACACATTAATGTGGTCATACTCTCTTACTAATACCGAAGAGGCTACTGCTGTTGAGGTTGGATACCAAAGACAGAAACCATACTTCGGTGACCCAACAAAGAATGTGAATTATTCTGAGGGTGATTTATGGGAGACTTGGCAACACGCTATATGTGCTGGGTCTGAACTAGCATTCTCACGTATGATGGGCAAAAAAGATTTTGTTCCTCATTTTAATAAATGGAAGAATGAGTTAGATATACCAGGATTTGGTGAAATCAGATATGTTTTTCCTCCGATACGTGGTATGAGATTTACTACTCGTGATGATGAAAACTTAATTTATGTTTTAATGTCAGATGGTTTATGTCATAAGACAAGAAGGACTGCACCAGATTGGAGTGGTCCTGCATATGTAGCACAAGGTTGGCTGTATGGAAGGGAATGTAAGGAAGAACAATGGCGATACAACGAAAAAACGTGGTATGTTCCCGTACAAAACCTAAGGAAAATGGGGACTCTGCTAGATGGCATCACAATCACGCAAGCATAGAGGATACCGAAGCCAAAAAGTTTTGGCGCTCTATCTCGCAGAGAACGGATTTCCCTTTGCGGAGAGCACAGGTGCTGGTCGTAGTGGTTCCGATGTTACTGGCACTATCGGTATTGATTGGGAAGTAAAAGCAAGAACAGGATTTAATCCTGCT